ATTACATACTTCTTTCAGTCTGGTCAAAATCCTTTGATCTATGACCCTGCTGTTAGCACTACAACATATCGTAGGGTTAGCGAGAAGACAGGTTATGTAGCTACTGTTCCTGATGCAAATATTTGTATTTCAGCGTTTGGTAGATTGTGGGCGGCAAATACAACAACTAACAACTCTACTGTTTACTTTAGTGATTTGATTGCTGGTCATGTTTGGTCAACAGGTACAGCAGGTTCTTTGAATGTAGATCGTGTTTGGGCTAATGGTGCTGATGAGATTACAGGTTTAGCCGCACACAATGGTTTCCTATTCATCTTTGGCAAGCGTCAAATTCTGATTTATCAAAATGCCACTACACCAGCATCAATGTCATTGAGTGACACTGTTGAGGGTATTGGTTGTATTGCAAGAGACAGCGTTCAGACTACTAGCACCGATGTGCTTTTCTTGTCTAACAGTGGTGTACGCTCTTTGATGAGAACGATTCAAGAGAAGTCTTCACCAGAGAGAGACTTGTCTAAGAACATTCGTAATGACTTGATGACTGTAGTTGCTGGTGAGACATTGGCAAATATTAAGTCTGTCTATTCTGAGCGTGAAGCGTTTTACTTGTTGACTACGCCATCTATAGGCGCTGTATATTGTTTTGATACAAAGGCTTATTTACCTGATGGTGCGGCAAGAGCAACCACTTGGGACTCTATAACTCCAACAGCATTTTTGTCTAGGCGTGATGGTAGTTTGTACATTGGCAAGAATGGCTATATCGGTTTGTATGGTACTTACCAAGATTACGACACTGCCTATCGTATGTTGTATTACACAAACCATGCAGACCTTGGGAATCAGAACCAAACTTCTATTCTAAAGAAGTTGTCCATTGTAGTTATTGGCGGCACAAATCAGGTTGTTACCTTTAAGTGGGGATTTGACTTTAAGACAAATTATCTGTCTTCTGATGATTTGATTCCAACTCAAGGCGAGTCATATTATGGGATTGCTGAGTATGGTGCTAATGCCACTGTAATTGCACAATACTCTGATGGTGTTGCACTTCAAACCTTAACTGTTTCTGCATCAGGAAGTGGTAAAGTTGTTCAAACAGGGTATGAAACAAATATAAATGGCACTGCCTTGTCTATTCAAAAGATTGAAATTCAAGCCAAAAATGGCAAAGTAAGCTAAAGGAACATCATGAGTAATTACACAAAATCAACCAACTTTGCCACTAAAGATGCTTTATCTTCTGGTAACCCTTTAAAGATTGTTAAAGGCACTGAGATTGATACAGAATTTAATAATATTGCTACTGCAATAGCAACTAAGGCTGATCTTGTAAGTCCTACTTTTACTGGTACTCCTACGTTACCAACAGGGACAATTGCTGTAACTCAATCTAGTGGTAATAGTACAACTGCAATAGCTACAACTGCTTTTGTTCAAGCGGCGGCGGCATTAATTTTAACAACAATATATCCTGTTGGCTCAATCTATACCAATGCAAGTGTTAGCACCAATCCTGCAACATTGTTAGGTTTTGGTACATGGACTGCATTTGGTGCTGGTCGTGTCATGGTTGGTTTTGATTCTGGCAATGCTTTGTTTGACACTGCTGAAGAAACTGGTGGCTCTGCTAATGCAGTTTTGGTGAGTCACACCCACACCGATACTGGTCACACTCACACAGTTCCCGTAGTAAATTCAGCCTCAAGTGGCAGTGACGCAATTGGCACAACTGCGACTGGTGCAAACAGCACCAGAACTACAAACACTAATAGCTCACTGGGTTTGTCAACCGAAGGTGTAAGCGCAACCAATGCTAACTATCAGCCTTACATAACTGTATATATATGGAAACGCACAGCATGATGATGCAAGACCCAGAATTCCGCATTACTCATCACTTCAGTGATGGGTTGTATGCCAAGGAGTCGTACTTCACGGCTGGAATGGCTATTCTGAAGCATACGCACAACTTTAGTCATTTGTCTATTTTGGCTCATGGCAAGGTTGCTGTATTGCGTGGTACTGAGATTGATATTGTTTCTGCTCCTGCTTGCATTGAGATTGAGGCTGGTGTTACGCATGGTGTAAAAGCGATTACAGATTGTGTTTGGTTTTGTATTCATGCCACAGACGAGAAAGACCCGTCTAAAGTGGATGAGATTTTGATTAAAGGGGATTGATATGCCAATTAGTGCAGTATTAGGATATTTAGGGGCGCAAGAACAAGCATCTGCCACAGAGTATGCGGCAAATCAATCTGCGGCGGCTCAACGTGAATCTGCTAGGTTAGCGGCTGAAGCGGCTAGATTTCGCCCTGTTGGGATTACTACTCGTTATGGTAGTTCAAACTTTCAGATGTCGCCTGAAGGCTACTTAACTGGTGCTGGATATACAGTTAGTCCTGAACTAAGAGCATATCAAGATAGGTTATCTGCTTTAACTGGTGGAACTCTAACTCAGGCAGAACAGGCTCAACAACAGTATCAGCCTTTGTCTACAGCGGCTACAGGGTTGTTTGGTTTGGGTCAGCAGTATCTACAGCAAACTCCTCAACAGGTTGCGGCTCAATACATTCAACAGCAACAGGATTTGCTTGCACCTAGCCGTGAGCGTCAGATGGCTCAGTTGCAGAACCAGTTGTTCCAACAAGGTCGTAGTGGGTTGTCTGTAGGCGCTACAGGTATGCGCCCTAGTGGTATGGGTGGATTGGGTGCTACTACACCTGAGATGGAAGCGTACTACAACGCAATGGCTCAACAAGATGCTCAGTTGGCGGCACAAGCACAACAAGCTGGTCAGCAGAATGTTGCGTTTGGTACAGGATTGTTAGGTAGTGGTGCTGGTTTGCTTGGACAGTATCAAGCTGGTCAGGTTGGCGCTTTGAGCCCATTTACGGCTTACTTGGGTACAGGTCAGTCTATTGAACAGATGGGTCAACAACCTTTGACATTGGGTGCTGGTTTAGGTGGTCAAGCGGCGGCTTATGGTGCTAATGCTGGTGCTAGTTTGCTTAGAGGTGGACTGAGTGCGGCATTGACTGAACAACAAGCCAATCAAATTAGCCCATTAGGTACTTTCCTTACTGGAGCATCTAAAGACCCAAGACTGCAAACTGGATTTGAAAAGTTGTTTGGTACGCCAAGTAGGGGAAGTACGTTTTCTGATTCTTATCAAGAAAATCTTCCTGTGAATAATGAATCCTCTGGATACTATATTCCTGTAAATAATCAATCCTCTGGATACTATTAAGGAGTAATCATGGCATCAGAAATTCTAGGTTTATTTACTACTCCTGAGCAGTATCAACTTGCTCAACGTCAAGCGCAAGAAGCGGAAGCATTGCAATATGCAAAACTTGACCCTATGTCTCAAGCACAGTATGGGTTCTATCGTGCTGGTCAACAGTTAGGTGGTGCTATTGGCGGCGCTTTGGGTGGTGAAGACCCACAGTTAAAGCTAATTTCACAGCGTCAACAGTTGGCTAGTCAGTTAGACGACACCAATCCTAATTCATACATGATGGTTGCCGAACAAGCTAGACGAGGTGGTGACCCACAGTTTGCTATGGCTATTTCAGATGCTTATAGACAGTTACAAACTGGTGCGGCTACTTTAAAGAAAACAAATCTTGAAGCGCAAAAAGCTGAGTTGAGCATTCAACAAGAACAAAACTTACGAGATGAGTTGTCTAGGTTGCCAGCTAATGCAACAGAGGAACAGATTTTAGGTGTTGTTACTAAGTATGGTTCACCTGACAAAGTGTTAGCTGTATTGCAAGCATCTTCAACTAAAGCGGCTGATCGTGAAGCTAGAGCAAGTGAAAATACCAGACTTATTGAAGCTAGAGCAGAAGAGAATCGTATTCGTATAGAAGCTAGAGCAGAAGAAAAACTTAAAGATATTGAATATAAAAAAGAAAGAGATTTGCAAAATGCAAAAAGTGATGCTGAGAGGGCTCAGATTGCCGCTGATGCAAGGACACAATCGGCTCAAATTGCCGCTGATGCAAGACGAGATATTGGTAGATTAAGTTTTGACCTTAAGCGTCAAAAAGCTGATACTGATGCACAGATTGCCAAAACTAAACCACTTGCTCCATCATTACAAAAAGATGAAAACAAAGATCTTGAGTTAGTGGATTCTTTATATGCTAGAGCAGAGTCTTTAGCTCCAGCAATTAAATTATTGACAGTAGACCCTACTACCAAAAAAGCACCATTGGAATTAGGACCAATAAATAATATTAAATATATGACGCAAAATGCGGCTGGTAATTCAACGACTGAAAGTCGTGCTTATGCTCAGTTACAACGTGCAGTTCAAGAAGCAACTAACTTGAAAACTGATGCCGCTAAGGGTGTTCAAACAGACAAAGACGTATTGCGTTTTGCAAATGAACTTATCGCCGCATTTGGCGGGAATGACACTAAAACTTCATTAGAGGCTTTAAATAACTTTTATAAAGCAACCAAAAAAGCTGAAGAAGCTACCAAAAAACGAATTGATAGCAGAAGAATATCGCAAAAAGTTGAGCCATATTATGGCGCTACTTCTGGCACAGCAAACAATCCAATCAAGCTAGACTAAAGGAAAGCATCATGGGTACTGTTTATGAATACAAGGGTACTTCGTATGAATTGCCTGATGGATTGACCAATGAAGCCGCTTTAGCAAAGATTAAAGCAAGTTTGGGTGAAGCAGAGCCTGTGCCTCAGGTACAGCCTGAAGCTCAAACACAAACACAACCTGTGCAACAAGAACGAGGAATTGTTGATTCATTAGGTCGTCAGGCTGGTTTAGCTGGTCGAGCTATAGTTACTGGTTTGTCATCCCCAGTAAATGCGGCTTTAGATTTTATTAGTGGCGCATATAACGTAGGTGCAAATTTAGCTGGCTCTGAAAAAAGAATGCGATACGCATCTAAAGAACAACAAAAGGGTCTTACGCAAATTGGTTTCCCAGAACCTGAAACTGGCGCAGAACGTGCCGCACAAGTTGGTATGCAAGCATTAAGTTCAGCAGGAGGTATGGCGGCAGTTGCTCCAAAATCTATTTTTGGCGCTGACTTGGTTCGTCAATTACCAGCGGCTACTGCCGCACCGATGGTTGCACAACCTGTTGCAGAAACTGTTAAAGAAGTAACTGGTAGTGATTTAGCCGCAACAATAGCCGCTTTAGGCGTTGGAGCAGTAGTTGGCAAAACAACAGGAGATGTATCTGGTCGCATAGTCTCAGGTAAACAACCTACTGTTACTATGGCAGATGTTAAACAACGTGCATCTAGAGCATATACAGAAGTTAGTGATCAAGGAATTGAGCTATCTCAACAAAATGCTAATACATTATTAGATAAAATTAAAACACGCTTGGATGATGCTGATTATCTTCCTGAAAATTCACCGCCCATTGCAAATATTTTAAATAAATATGAAAGCATATTACAGCGAGGAAACATAACATTTGATAATGTTGAAAAGATGAGGCGATTAGCCAATAATCTTATGACTAGCCCCGATAAAGATATTAGGCGTTTAGCGGGAAAAATGGTTTCTAGTATTGATGATCATGTTTCAACACTGTCTCCAAAAGATGTTGTTGCTGGACAAGGCGGCATTGATGTTGCTGTTAAAACCATCATGACTGCTCGCAAAGACTTTAGAAATGCGAGTAGAGCGTCAACTTTAGAAGATATTCTAGATGTTGCAGAAACAAAAGCATTGAATCCAACTGCATCTGAAAGTGAATTAATACGACAAGGTTTTATCAACCTTGCTTCTAATAAAAACAAAATGAATTTGTTTTCTAAAGACGAACAAAATGCAATAAAAGCGGTTGCGGGTGGAGGTTCATTAGATAAATTATTGACAATAATGGCTAAATTCAATCCTCAACGCAGTCAATTGCTTACTGGTGGTGCAGTTGGTTTTGGTGTTCAAAGTCCAGAGTCTTTAAAATATTCAATTCCTATTGCAGTTGGAGGATTTGCCGCTGATAAACTTCAGGCATCAATGAGGCGACAAGCGGCTGAAAAAGCTGTAAGTGGGTTGTTAAGTGGTACTACACCGCTTCCAAAACCATCATATTATGGTCGTGGATTGCTGAGTACAACCATGAATATGCCTCCAGAATTAAGATTTCCAACAGACCTTCCAACAGATTGAGGACACAAAATTGATCCAATCTCTATTTGTCTTCTTGCGGCTGGCTTGGTCAAAAACATCCAAGCTGGCTGTGACCTCTATAAGCAAGCTAAAGAGTCTTTTGTCGAAATCAGGAACACTGCTAATGAAGTTGTCGCTATTGGCAAAGAAGTTAAAGGATTTTGGGGTTCATTGCTTAAACTATTTGGCGGTAGTCCCAAGCCTGAAGCTACAAAGTCTGTGGCAAAG